CGCTGTTCGCCGGACTGTGAGGGCTGGGGAATGAATGTCGATCGATACGAGATCGCGGGCGGGGCCGCGTTCGTTGCAATTCTGGCGCTCGTCGCCGGGTTTTTTCTGATGCGGGTCGAGCACTCGATCGCGCTGATTTCTTTCGTTCAAGGGGGCTTGAAATGACCGCGTGCAATTGTGTGCAGCGTTTGGCGACGTGCGACTGTTTGACGGCGACGGCGGTGCATTCGCGCAGCAAGCGTCGCGGCGATTGGATGCAGACATTCACCGGCCGGCAGTATTGGCCGCTCGATCCGCGTGCCGACGAGATTTGCATCGCCGATATCGCCTCGGCGCTGTCCAAGCTATGCCGTTACGGCGGGCACACGCAACGTTTCTATTCGGTCGCCGAACATTGCGTGCTGATGGCGCGCTCGCGTGAGTGCCCGCCGTCGCTGCGGTTGGCGGCTCTGATGCACGACGCGAGCGAGGGCTATGTCGTCGACATCATTCGACCGATCAAGCCGCATCTGACCGGATATGCGGCGATCGAAAACGACAATATGGCGCTGATCTCCGAGGTATTCGGTTTCGATTGGCCGATGCCGGCGATCCTAAAGGAAATGGATTCGCGCATTCTGCTCGACGAGCGCGATCAGGCGATGAGCCGGCCGCCGGCCGACTGGAATATCGCCGGCCCTCACCTCGGCGTGACGTTGCAGTTTTGGTCGCCCGACGAGGCGCGCGCGCAGTTCCTGTCGGCGTTCGTCGAATTCGGCGGCGTGGCATGAGTAAGCACCCGGTTGTCGTCGTGGTGCGCGCGCCGATCGTCGGCCGGCGTGAGGGTTATGCGTCCAAGGCCGGCGACGTGCGTCGGCAAGGTCGTGTCGAGGCCGGCGCGATCAGTATGCCTGTTGCGATCAATTTCGTTGAGTCGTCGGCATCGATCGAGGCGCGACTCGGCGTCGTGACCGTCGGCGCTGTCACGCATGACCTGTCGACCGGCGATTATTTCTGGTCGGTCGATCTCGCGCAGATGCCGCGCAAGCCGCAGCGCGCTCGCACTGTCGAAAAGGCAAAGGAAGCTCTCGCGCACAAGGTTCGCGAGTGGTGTGAGGCCGCGCGCCTCGTCTCGACGAGGCATCGCTAATGTTTCCCGACGACATCAAAAATCATCCGAGCGTCAAGGCGGTGCTCGCCAAGCTTCCCGGCGCGACCATCAAGGAAGTGCGGCGGCATCAGCCTGGCTCGCACGCTGGCGCGCCGGAACGCATCACTTGGACAGTGCTGCACGACTTTGCGGAAAGCGAGCGCCTGCGCGCCGAGAACTCGCTGCACGACTGTCTCGACGAGGCGAATGCCGCCGACGATGCCGACCGCGCCAATTTTCTGCAATCGGCGGCCGACCATCGGCACCGCGCCGCAGTGTTCGCCAAGATCGCTCAACAAATGCGCCGCATCGGATCGAGCGCGTTCATTCGCGACGAGTTGCGGATCATCGCCGAGCGCGAGGCCGCCGAGGAAGCCGAGCGCGTATTTGAGGCAAAGCAGGCCGCCGAGGAAAATAAAGAGCCATGAGCCACGACAACGCGCCTCGCACACGATTTACCGACGATCAGCTCAACGCGCTAAAGGATCGCAACCCGGTGCATTCTGTTGCCGGCGACTGGGTGAAGCTGCGCCGCAAGAGCAAGGGCAAGTTTATCGGCCCTTGCCCGTTGTGCTCGGATGATCCGCAGAAAAAGTCGTCGACGCGCTTCGAATGCGACGCCGACAAATGGGTTTGCGCCGTCTGCCACAAAGGCGGCGACGTGATCGGCCTTTTGCAGGCTCGCGAGGGCATCGATTTCGTTGCGGCCGTCGAACGGCTCGGCGGCATCCGCGAGGAAGTGCCGACGCCGGCGCTCGCCGAAAAGGCCGGCCGGATCGACTATCGCCGATGGTCGACAAAGCCGGCGCTGCCGCCGACGACGCCTGCGCAATACGCCGAGCCGGCATTGCGGGCCGCCTATGCGGCCGGCTGGGCAAAAGGTAAGAAAGCCGACGACTACGCCGAATTCGCGCGTAACCGTGAGCGCACGCGGCTCTATGGGTTCTGGAAAGCCGGCGCTCGTTTCGCTGGCACGCCTGTCGAGGCCTATCTCGCGCGGCGCGGCTATGTCGTGCCGCCGAATGCGCGTCTTAGGTTTCATCCGTCTATGCCGTTGTTTGCCGACGGCAGCGAGGTTGAGCCGGTTCTCGCGCATCGCGGGCCGGCGATGCTCGCCGCGATCATCAATGCCGAGGGCAAGTTTTCCGGCTTGCATATCACTTGGCTCGACCCGGCCGGCCCCAAGGGCAAGGCGCTTGTTCTAGATCCTCACACGGGCGAGGTGCTGCCGTCGAAAAAATCGCGGGGCAGCAAAGCCGGCGGCTATATCGATCTCGGCGGGTTCCCGGTGCTGATGCGCACGATCGCGCCGAGTGCCGAATTCGTCGGGCCGTGCGGCCGCGTGTCTTATGTCCGCATGTTCGCTGGCGAGGGTATCGAGACGGTGCTCGCCGTCTATACGGCCTTGCATCACGCCGGCAAGGTTCGGCTTGGCGATGGTTTCCGCAGCGGCATCGATCTCGGCAACCTCGCCGGCGGCGCGCTCGAAACCCTCGCGCACCCGACGGCGAAAACCGAAACGGGCCGCGCTCGCCGCGTGCCTGGCCCTGATCCTGATCGCGCCGCGCTGGCGATGCCAGTGCCCGACGCTGTTTCCGAGCTTGTGTTGCTCGGCGACGGCGACAGCGACCCTTTCACCAATGAGCTACCGGGCCGCATTGTGCGGGTCGCGTTTGCTCCGGATGGCACCGATTTCGACGACATGCTCAACCGTTCGGCCGCGCCGAGCGAGGCAATGCAAGAGGCCTTGACCCATGAGTGACAATGACAATTATGCGGACATCGCGAATCTGGTCGAGGGCGATTCCGCCGCGCCGTTTCCCGAGTATGACGGCGCCGACGACTTCGCGGCGATGGTCGAGGGGGAGGATTTCCCCCGTCCCCCCTTGGGGGAAAGCGCAGACGAGGAAACCCTCGCGAAATGTGCTCTGCTCGATCATTCCGACACCGACAATGCGCTGCGGCTCACGAATTACTTTCCTGATCAGTTGCTCGTCATGCAGGCGGCAGGCGTCGCCGGCGGCGACAAGCTAATTTGGTCGGGCCGTCACTGGGACATGGACGGCGGCGAGGCCGGCGCGGCATTGCTCGCTCAGCGTGTGGGAAACCTGATCCAGATCGAGGCCGATCATATGGTTTCGAGCGAGATCGAGCGCCGGCAGATCGAGGCCGGGCAAGTCGGCGCGATCGAGCTTGATAGTCTGTTGAAGGTCGACGAGGAAAAGCTCACCGACGAGAACCGGCAGCGCATTAAAGAGCTTCGCGACATTGTGTCGGCTGGCAAGATGGCAAAGCAGGCGCTCGGGAAACGTAAGGTTGCGCATCGCAAATTCGGCGTCACGTCAAAGAACGCCTCGCGCATCAAATCGATGCTCGAATGCGCGGCGCCACGCCTGCGCAAGCCGATCGAGGATTTCAATTCGAGCGCGCTGTCGGTTGCTACACTCACGCACACGCTGATCTTTCATCAAGAGCTAGACCCGGAATGCCCCGACCCGCAAGCGACGCGGTTTGTCTCGCGGATCGAGGCGCGCAAGGGGCATCGGCAATCGGACTACATTACGGCTCTGGTGCCAGTTAACTACGATAAGAACGCGAAAGCCCCGCGTTTTATTGCGTGGATTGAAAAGATGATGCCCGACGCCGAGGTGCGGCGAACGCTGCAACAATACTGCGGTGTCTCGATCCTGGGTGTGCCGTTGCAGCGGTTTATGTTCCACTACGGCGAGGGCGCAAACGGAAAATCGGTGTTCCTCGAAATGCTGGTGCGGCTGCTCGGCAAGAGTTTTGCGGTCGGCTTGCCGACGGAATCGATCATCGGCGGCGGCGACCGCAACGCCGGCGGCGCCTCGCCCGACCTTATCCGGCTGTTCGGCAAGCGCATGGTGCGCGTGCTCGAATTGCCCGAGGGCAAGCCGCTGCAATCGGAGTTGATCAAGAAGCTCACCGGCGGCGAGGAAATCCCGGTGCGAACGCTGTTCAAGGGCTTTATCGACTTCATGCCGCGAGCCAAGCCGCATATGAGCGGCAACGGCCTGCCCAAGATCAGCGACACCTCTAACGGCATCTGGCGCCGCATGCTTTTCCTGCGATGGCCGATGAAAATCGAGGAAAGCGAAATGCGCGATCTTGAGGTGATGGTGAAGGAATTTCTTGAGGAATCGAGCGGCGTTTTCAATTGGATTTGTGAGGGCGCTTTAGACTTTCTGGCGAATGGGCTGTATATCGCGCCGAGCGTCTCGGCTGATGTCCAAGCCTACCGAAAGGAAATGGATATCGTGCTGCAATTCGTCGACGATTGTCTCGACAAGGTGCCCGGCGAGTCCGTGCAGGCGCGGGAAATGTACGGCGCGTTCAAAGAGTGGTGTCTCGCAAATAGCAAGACGGCGATTTTTGAGACGCGGTTCGGTCGAGATATGAAACGGCATTGCGAGCGCGACGATCGCTCGCGGCTGCGGAAGTATCTCGACGTTAAGCTGCGCGACGATCGACCGCGCGCCAGCGAGCGAGCGAATGGGTCGAACAAGCCGCCTCATGCGGCAGATTTCGACGACGAGGCGGTGCCGTAGTGACCGGCGCGCCACACTGTTGCCAACGGGCAACCGAGGGTTTCGAGGGTTTGCGAGGGTTTGTTTTAAACCCTCGCACTAACTAAGCCCTTCACTGATCATCACTTTTCACGTTCTGCGAGGGTTGCGAGGGTTTTGGCCCGTGCGCGCGTAATAGCAAAGGGGTTTTAGGGGAAATCCTGAAATCAATTTTCTCTTACATAACACGGTAAAACCCTCGATACCCTCGAAAAAGATAAAATTCCTTATGTAAGTATATGTTTTTACATATGAAAAGCCCTGCGAGGGTTTTGGAAAAAACCCTCGCAAACCCTCGCAAACCCTCGCACTCACAAAATCAGGTTTGAAAATGAAAAAACTGATCGATATCGAAAAGCTAGTTAGTTGGGCGGTGCGCGACGAGTTGCCGAAAGGGCAGGCCGTGGCGGCGTCGCCGTGGGATATCATCACGCAATTCTGCGCCCTCGGCGTGCGAGTGCAGACGAGTGGCCCTGTCGACGGCTACGGCTTCACGCCGGGCGCACCGCATGAGGATGCGCTCGCTGTCGCCGAGGCTGTCCGCGCCCTCGCCAATGGCGGCCTGATCGAGACGGCCGACGTTGCGGCGGAATTGTTCGGCGATCTCCTGCCGATCGCCGGTGAGGCCGTGTCGCTGATTTTGCTTGCGACGTTCGACGCGCGCTCGATCGTGATCAGCAATGCGACGATGGGGTCGCGGCCGAAATGGAAATTCGAGCACCCGACGCCGTATCAACGTTTCCTGCCCTCGACGGGCGGCCGGCCGCGCGAGTTGGTGCTCGGCGTCGACGCTGCCGGCGATCTCGTCGAGCTTAAGCAGAACCGGGGCCGCGCAGCCAAGCGTGACGGCGTTTACAGCTATTCGATGTCGCCGCGTTGCCCGATTAGCTGGGGCGATCCCTCGGTGCTGCAAATCGCGGAATGCCGAGCCGAATACGTCATTTGGCGCGCGGCGCTCACGGGCCTCGTTGACGCCTTGCGCGGCACATTGAAGGAATTCGAGCCGACGCTGCCGGCGGCCGCTGCGCTGCCGTGGGTGCATGGCGTCGAGCCGGTGTCGCGCGTCGTCGCGGTGCGGCCGCTCGCCGATCTCGACATCGAAACCGGCATGACGCCGCGCCGTAGCTCGTCGGCTCTGCCGCCGATCGAGTCGCCGATCGAAGCGGAAACGGTTCGCAGCTATGCCATCGCCTCGCGCTCGAAAATGCGCAAAATCGCTGCGGCGTAAGGCTCTATCGCATTTCGCCGTTAGGCGGCTTTGACCGGAACGAAAGTCTTGACGTACAGGGGAGGCGTTCCAAAAGGCGACACGATGAAAACAAATCAACGGCGCTCTGAGGGAAAACAGATGAAGTAGCTTTCTTAGTTTAGTGTCCAAGACTACGGCGCAGCCATAGTGTAGCTGCGCCGCTTCAACCGGGACTAAAGCCCTTCAATGGGCTCGCGTACCTCGCAAATGAAGCCTGACGGCGAACCTATCGCACGGTTCTAAAACACGGCGGGAATTCGGCGCCATAGCCGACGCACACGGACGGCGGCGAGACGGCCGTCCACGAAATCAGGTGAGGCGCGCATGCGTGATATTAAACCCGGCGACTTTATCGACGTGCGCATGATCGCCGTCGCTGTCGAGGGCGGTCACGTAATTGCGCGCCTCCCCTCGCAAGCCGCCGTGCATCAAGTAGCAATCGGCGTGCATCAAGTGCAGAACGTCGAACCGCGCTCGCCCGATGCGATCGCAGCCGACGTGCTCTGCTCGTCTTACGGCGGCGTTGCGCCGCTCGCTGCTCGGCGCATCAAGCGCGCGGCGAAGTAACAACCGGCACGCGCGGCACTCGACCACGCAACAAAGCCAAAGTATCGCTCGCGAGATTTAAGCGCGCGTGCCGGTTTCCAATTGAGGGCAATCCCATGCTGTTGATGGCGTTCCTTTGCCTGATCAATGATTGCCCCGGCCTCGCGCTGATCGCTTTCGTTCTCTGGCTGATGAGTTGATCCGATGCGCATCACGATTTCGGGCGGCACGGCTGAGATTGCCGGGCCGCTTTCGCGTGTTGCTGCCGGCGCCGGCCTGCGCGCCGTGCAAGAGGGTTTGACGGAAGGCGGCGACAAGGTGCGAACTAAGGTTCGCAAGGCGCTGAAAACGCAAACCAACCCGCTCAAATATGCGACGATCACCTCGCGCGTCGACGGCCTGCGCGCCGGCATGAGCTATATCATCAAAGCCAAGGGCAAGGGCTTGCCGATTGAGGAATTCCCGCACAGTGCGCCGGGCGCCGTCACGGCCTCGCCTTGGGGTGTAGCTCGCACGTTCAAGCGGTCATTTGTGAAGGCCGGCGGCGCCTTGATGGCGCGCCTGTCTCGCTCGCGCTTTCCTATCCGCAAGCTGTTCGGCCCGTCGCTGCGCAAAGAGCTTGTTAAAGATCAGTCGCTCGCCGCCTTTGAGCTTGGCGTGCGCACTGACATCGTTCCCGCAATCGACAAGCGCCTCGCGCGATTGATTGGATAATATCATGACCGCTCGACAGGTTGGCTCGACCTTCCTCGCTTGGCTGCTACGCCTTGCGATCTTTGGCTTTGTCATGGGTGCGGCGTTGCTGCTCGGTGTGGTCGCGCTGATCGTCGGCGCCGATGTCGGCACGGTGCTCGTCGGCGTGTCGATCGCGGCGGTCGCGGCCGCGCTGCTCGCCGACTGTGCCACGCGCCCGCTTGCGCTGCCCGTTAGCGTGGCTGCCCGTGCGTTAAAGCGCGCCGCGATGATTGCGCGCGGCCGCATCCTCGATCGAGGGGCATCAGCGGCGGCCCTGGCCCCGGCACGGCCCCGTGCTGCCGCAGAATAAAAGGTTCTTCCCCGGCCGGGGGGTAGTGCGCGGCCGCCGCAGCCCGAAGTTTTCCCAGTGATCTAGAATTTTTGGCAGGGTTAATAGCCTTAATGGACAGTGCACCGGAAGTTAACACGCCTCGGGCCGTGATGCTCTCGATCGCCGAAATCGCGGATCGCGACGGCGTGTCGCGCCCGGCGGTTTCGCAGCGCGTCAAGCGGCTGGTCGAGCTTCACGACTTGCAAGTCGAGCTAGACGAGCGCGGCCGGGTCGGCGCCGTGAACGTCGCGCAATACGATCTCTTGCGCGAGCGCAACGGCGACCCGTCGAAAGATCAGCGACCGTCGCAGCCAACCGAGCCGGTGCGCGTCGCCGATTCGTATGACGAGGCGCTGCGGCAGAAAACTTGGTATGAGGCGACCCGCAAGGGTTTGGAGCTAGACGAACAAATCGGCAAGCTTGTGCGCGTCGACGAGCTTGCGCAGGCTGCCGCCGACTGCGGCGCCGAAATCGCAGCGATCGTCGGCCGGATCGAAGGCGAGGCCGACGTGCTCGCTGCCGCCGGCATGCGTGACGGGCCGCACGGCCTGCGCGTCGCGCTAAAGCAAATCAAGGCGCGCATGCTCGGCGAGATCGCCGTCGCGCTCGACAACCTCGCAAAGCTAAAGCCGGCGGCGACAGGCGAGTCACCGGACGGAAACTAACCCATGCGTTCGCATCCCTCGGCGCGCAGCGTGATCGCCGCAAGGCTCGCGCTTGCGACGCGCCCTCCCGAGCCGCTGCCGCTGTCGCGATGGTTGAGCGAGAACCTTGTTCTCGTCGACGGCCCGAAAGCCGGCAGCCTTTGGAATGCCAACGGCGCGCCGTACCTCGTCGAGATCGCGGATTGCCTTTCCGACGATCATCCGTGCAATTTCGTCACGGTGCGCAAGTCGCAGCAATCCGGCGCCTCGATCCTGGCCCTCGGTTGGTGTCTGTACGTCGCCGATCGCGAGCCGGCGAACATGCTGTATGCCGTGCCCGGCATCGACGCCATGAAGGATTTGAATAACGGCAAGCTGCAACCGCTTATCGAAGCGTGGCAGAAAAAAATTAAGCGCACCGTGATCTTGCCGCAGACTGCGCGATCCGGTGCCGGCTCGACCGCCGGCGAGAAAGTGTTCGCCGGCGGCCGCATCTATCTCGGCAACGCGAATGCCGTCATGGACCTATCGTCCAAGACGGTGAAAAAGGGCGTGCGCGACGAATTTTCGAAATGGACGGACATTCCCGGCTATGGCGATCCCGGCAATCTGTTTTTCGGGCGCTTTACGGCGTTCCGGCGCGAAAAAACGTTCAAAATCTTGGACATTTCGACGCCGGAAGTCGACACCGGCGACGAAACCGGCGAGACGGAAGGGCACTGCCGGATCGATTTGCGCTTTCGCGCTTCCGATCAACGGTTTTGGCACTGCCTTTGCCCCGAGTGCGGGCAACTGTTCGTGCACAACGACGATAATCTGATCGTCGACGAGGCGCACGCGCATCGCAGTTTCTATCGCTGCGATTGCGGGCATCACATTTCGGACGCCGAGCGCATTCTCGCGATCGACAACGGCGAATGGATACCGACGCGGCCCGAGGGCGATCATCCCGGCTTTCATATCGACGCGTTTATCTCGAAAATGATGTCTTATGAAGCCATCGCCGAGGATAAGCTCAAAGCGAAAACGGAAACCGCGAAAAAGGATTATTCGAACCTCGTTCTAGGCAAGCCGTTCAAGTATCGCGGCGACGCGCCGGATCATGAAAAGCTCATGATGCGCCGTGAAAAGTGGATGGTGCGCGGCACGGTGCCGCCTAAAGGCCTGATCCTCACCGCTGCCGCCGACGTGCAGATGCGCGGCATCTGGCTCGAAATCGTCGCGCACGGCGCCAACCGGGAGTCGTGGTTAGTCGAGGCGATCTATCTCGACGGTGACACGTCGAGCCATCGCGGCGAGGTATTCGAGCAGCTACGCAAGCACACGATCGACCGCAAGTTTCCCGATGCGTTCGGCGGCGTGCGTTACCTCGACGCGCTCGCAGTCGACTCGGGCTATCGATCGAACACGGTTTATGCGTGGGTGCGTGATCATCAGCGTTTGCACCCGGATACGGGTTATGACCTGATACTTGCGACGAAGGGGCAACCCGGATGGGGCAAGCCTGCGATCGGACAGCCGACGCTCGTCGACATCGATCTCGCCGGCCGTAAGATCAATCAAGGCTGCAAGGTCTGGTCGGTTGGTACGTGGCCGCTTAAGGCCGATTTCTACTCGCATTTGCGACAGGAAGGCATCACGGCCGGCGCGCCGCGCGATCCCGACGGCTACTGCCATTTCGGCACGTGGGTCGACGAGGTTTATTTTCGACAGCTTGTCGGCGATAGACTCGAGCAAGTTAAAGTGCACGGCAAGGTCGCCGGGCAACGATGGGCACAGATCAAGAATAACCATTTCCACGATTGCCGCATCTACAATACGGCGATGGCGGAATATCTCGGCATTTCGACGATCACGCCGGAAGGTTGGCGCGATCTCGCTATTCGCCGAGGCCTGCCGCAAGAGTTAAGCGAGCCAAATCTGTTTTCTGTATTGGCCGCTCCGGTTGCCGACACGTCGACCGCACCTCACACAAACGACAGTGACGAGACGCGGCAACCGGAAGAAACGAGCGACTATGATCGAGCGCCGGCGCCGTCCTACGCGGACGGCGGCGATACTTGGGTCGGTCGCGACCTTAGCGGCTGGCATAGCCGCTAATACGCATCGCGTGAGTGAAGGCGGTTCGCACCGCTGGGGGCAAACTCAACGATCGCGATGCGGGGCCGTGGTGGCGACCACGGCATGAGGCGGTGTGATGCGCCGCCAAGTCGACCATGATCGATAGTCGCGCGGGGGACGCGCTGCGACTGCAGTCGATCGTCGTCGGCGCAAACAAGGCCGCTCGGCGCCGCGCTTGATAGCGCCGCAGCCGGGCGGCCTTTTTCTTTTCAGTGAAGGGCACGACGAATGTCACTTTGGACACCAACCGATTACGCCAACCTAAAGGCGGCGATGGTCACGGGCGCAAAGAGCGTTCAATTCGGCTCGGGCGATAACGCTCACCGCACCGAATTCCGCTCGATCGCCGAAATGCAAGCCCTCTTGCGCCTGATCGAGGCCGATCTCGGCATCGGGCGCGGCAGCACGACGAGTTTCGTCGAACACACACGGGATTGATATCATGTCGGCATTTTTGAGGGCGCTCGCCTGGGTCGCGCCAACTGCCGCCGTGCGCCGCGCGCACGCGCTCGCCGCGCTCGGCGCGCAGCGGTCCTATGACGGCGCAACGCGCGGCCGTCGTGGCGCGAGCTTCAAGGGCGTTCGTAGCGATAGCGCGAACGGTGCCCTCGGGCCGGCTCTGAGCGCGCTACGTGAGCGGTCGAGCGATCTTGTCCGCAATACGTGGATTGGCGCGCGAACCCTCGACGTGCTGTCGGCGCATACGATCGGCACCGGCATTCATGTCGCGTGGCAAGATACGCGGGTGCAAGACCTTTGGGACGAATGGTGTCTAGAGGCCGACATCGAGGGCGAGCGCGATTTCGCCGGCGTCCAATTGGTCGCCTTTCGCTCGATGCTTGAACGCGGCGACGCCGGCGTGCGGATGATCCCGCGCAAGGTCGACGCGGGCCGATCGGTGCCGCTCGCGCTGCAATGCGTCGAGGGCGATCTCATTGCGCACGAACGCGACGGCGTGTTCGACAATCGCCGCTCGCGCCTCGGCGTCGTGCTGGGCGATTGGAATGAGCGCGTCGGCTACTGGCTGCACGCCGAGCACCCGGCCGAAAAAACGTGGTGGAGCACCGCGCAGATTATTCCGAATTTCGTTCCGCGCGGCGACTTCTGTCACCTCTACCGACCGTTGCGAGCCGGACAGGTGCGCGGCGTGCCGGTGCTGTCGCCGGTATTGATGGCGACGCGCGACTATCAAGACGCGCTCGACGCAATGGTCGTGAAGCTGCGAATGGAAGCCTGTTACGGTTTGATCGTCAATTCGGCCGACCCGGCGCGCAACCTCGCCGACGCCGGCAATCGAAAAGACGAGGCCGGTCGCAATATCGAGGGCATGTCGCCGGGCATGATCTATCGCGCCAAGATGGGCGAGACGGTTACGGCGTTCTCGCCGTCGGGTTCGGGTCAATTCGAGTCGGTCGCGCTGTCGGCGCTGATGGGCATCGCCTCGGGCGGCATGGTGACTTACGATCAGCTCACCGGCGACTTGCGGCGCGCGAATTATTCGTCGCTCAAAGCCGGCGACCGTATCTTTCGGCGACTTGTCGAGCAGCAACAATGGCTGACGCTTGTTCCGCAGCTTATGCACCGCGTCACGGCGCGCTGGCTCGAAATCGCGATCATGTCGGGCAAGCTCAAAGATCGGAAAAAGCCCTACGCTCGCGAGTACGTTATGCCGGCGATCGAGCCGATTGACCCGTTGAAGGATCTTAAGGCCGACATTCTCGCCGTTCGCGCGGGTCGCATGTCGCCGCAGGAATTCATCAGCGCATGGGGTCGCGACTGGCGCAAGGTTGTCAAGGAAACGCAAGAGTTCTGGAAAGAGGCCGACAAGTCGGGCCTCGTTCTCGATATCGATCCGCGTCGCCTCGATCAAATGGGCACGGCTCAACCCGAGCCTGCTGACGACACGCCGCCGACGGACGAAAAGCCGTCGGCAGAATAACCCGAGGTTCACATGAAGCACAAAAACACGCGGACGCGCAGTGCAGCGCGGCCGCGACTGACGCCTGATGGCTTTGAGCCGGGGCAGATCGTATCGCGCAAAGCGTTCGACGATCTTTCGGCCCGGTTCGCACCGTCGAGCTACAATTCGGAAACTCGCACCGTCGAGGCTATTTTCTCCGCCGGCTCGCGCGTCTCGCGCTGGGGCGTGCATGAGGAACTAGAAATTTCCGCCGAGGCGATCGACCTTAACCGGGTCGCGCTCGGGCAGGTGCGGTTGCTCGACACGCACAATCAAAATTCTCTCAACGCCGTGCTCGGCGTTGTCGAGAATGCGCGGATTGAGGGCGGCAATCTTGTCGGCCGCATCCGCTTCGCAGACACGGAAGCCGGTCGCAACGCCGAGGGCATGGTCGCCCGAGGCGAGCTAACCGGCATTTCCGTCGGCTACCGGGTGACGACGTGGGTTCTGGCGTCACTCGAAAACGAGGTCGAGGTTTGGCGCGCCGCACGATGGGAGCTTTTGGAAGTCTCCCTAGTCGCCGTTCCGGCCGACCCTCAAGCGTCGATTCGTTCGACGGCTGTTCACACACAACGGGCTGATGAAGCCCTCGCAATGGAGAATGACGACATGCGGCGCAATGCTGCCAACCCGACCGCCGGCGAGCCGGCTGCTACCCTGACCGGCGCGGCTCTGCCGCCCGATGCGACCCGCACTGCGCCCGCGCCGACTGCGCCGGCCGTGCCCGAGCCGACCCGCGCTGCCCCGGTCGCTGATTTCGCTGCCGAGCGTGCGCGCTCCGCTGAAATCCTGTCGATCGGCACTCGCGCTGCGATGTCGCACGACGACATTTCGAGCGCGATCAACGCCGGCACTTCCGTCGACGCTTTCCGCGCCCGCGCGTTCGACGCGATGGCGAACGCTGCCGATCGCACCCGCTCGAATAACGTTTCGGTCGGGCAGGATGAAACCGAAACCCGCATGCGCAACATGACGGACGCGTTCGCGTTCCGCCTCGGCGGCGTGCGTGCGCTCGGCACCAATGACGACGGCACCGCGCGCGTTCTGTCCGGTGAGGCTCGCGCATTCACCGGCTTTACCCTGGCTGAAATGGCCGCGACCGTGCTCGGCTCGCGCAGCATGCCGCGCACCTCGGCCGATCGTGAGGACGTGTTGCGTCGTGCGATGCACACGACTTCCGATTTCCCGGTGATCTTCGAGTCGACCCTCAATCGCGTTCTCGCCTCGCGCTACGCAGTGCAGGCGCCGACCTATCGCGCGATCTCGGCGCGTCGCAACTTCCGCGACTTCCGCCCGCACGATCAGGTGCGCGTCGGCGACTTCCCGTCGCTCAAGCCCGTCGGCGAGTCCGGCGAGATCAAGTTCGGGTCGTTTGGCGACAGCAAGGAAACCGTGGCCGTCGCGCCGTATGCGATCCAGTTCGCGATTTCGCGTCGCATGCTGATCGACGACAATATCGGCGCCATCGATCAGGTGCTCGGTTCCTACGGCGACGGCGTTGCCCGTTTCGAGGAAAATACGTTCTACGCCATGAAGGCGCTCAACGGCGGCAACGGCCCGAGCCTCAATGAAGGCGCGGCGGCCGTGTTCCATACCGCCAAGCACTTCAACCTCGCCGCGACCGGCACGATCGTCAATCCCGATGCCCTGAGCCTCGGGCGCGCTGCGATGCGCAAGCAGAAAAACCAGTCGGGCGCGCTGATCAACGCTCGCCCGCGCATTCTGCTCGTCGGTGCCGATCAGGAAACCAACGCCGACAAGTCCGTCGCCGTGATCACGCCGACTGCCGAGGGCGATGTCAACCCGTTCGGCGGCAAGCTGTCCGTCGTCGTCGGCCCTTACGATGGCAACGGCTGGGAGCTTTACGCCTCGCCGGATGAATTGCCGGTGTGGGTGTGGGGCATGCTCGACGGTTACGAGGCGCCGCGTATGCGTATCGAAAACCCGTTCGGTGTGCAGGGCGTCGGCGTGTCGCTCGAACACGACTTCGGCTGCGGCGCGATCGACTTCCGCGGCGGCTATCGCAACCCCGGCCAGTAAGCCGGCGGCCTGAATTGAGCGAGCGGCCGCGCGCCGCTCGCTTATTCGCCTTTTTCTCTCTCGCTCAATCAGGGATTTCCCATGAAAAACTATGACCATCACGGCAATTCGATGCCGTTGACCGCACCGGCCGGCGGCGTGATTGCCGGCCTGCCGTATCTGATCGGCATCCTTTTCGGCGTCGCCTCGGTGACGGCCGCCGAGGGCGTAATTTTCGAGCTTCGCACGCACGGCGTTTTCCGCGACCTGCCCAAGAAAACCGGCGAGGCTTGGTCGGAAGGACAGGCGCTCTATTTCGACACGGCAACCGGCAAGCTCACCACGACTGCCGGCTCGCTCAAGCGTGTTGCCGCTGCGGCCTATGCCGCCGGCACTGGCGATGCCGTCGGCGCCGCCAAAATCCTGTCCGCCGTCTAATCGGTTAGGGAATTCTCCGATGTCTCTGTTTTCGCGTCTCGCGCAAATCTCGTCGAACATAAACGACGCCGTGATCGGCGAGCGTCTGCGCGTGACGCCGAGAACAGAGGCTCGGTATTCCGCCGCGCCGCCCGCCGACACGTCGCGCGCCACGCTCGACGAGGTGACGGGCATTTATAAGGAAGTGGTCGCGCGTGTGCGCACGGCCGACGCTGCGGCGGGTCGCGATTTCGAGCGGCGCTTTATGGCGCCGACGATCACGATCAGCATTCGCCGTGACTTGCTCGGCGCCGATGCGTATCGCCGGGGCGATATCATCACGCGGCTCGACGAGCCGGGCGAGCCTGAATTCGAAATTTCTGCGGCCGATCCGATCGACGACGGCCGGATCGCTTTTACTGTAACGCTGGTGTCGAAATGAGCCTTTCTGTGAACGCGTTGCGCATCTGCGCGGTGATGGCGCTCGATAGTGCCACGTCGGCCGGCGGCCGAGTTAGCGACAGCGTGGTCGACCCGCGCAGTCTGCTCGGCGAGGATGCCGCGCCGAGCGTCGTCGTCTTGGCGGAAAAGGGCAAACGCGCGATCGAGGGCCGCGACATTCTCGCGAGCGACCATTGCGTCGAGATGGCGATCGAGATTTTCGTCGCGAAAGCGACCGTCGTGCAAGGCGTGAGAGCCGACGACACGACGTATAGTGTCGAGTATCCCGCAACCGACGCCGGGCATGAGGCGCGCTTGCATCGCCTGGCCTATGAGATCGACTCGGTTCTCACCGGCGACGCCGGCCCGTGGGCCGAAATGTGGCGCCGCTTCGCCGTGAAGTTCTCCGATGAAAGCGAATGGGTGCGCGGCGGCGACGCCGATCACGGCCGCCGCTTCAATGCGTTGCGCATCACCTATCCTGTCGACGTGATCGCCGACCCTATCCGGGGAGCGCCGTTACCTGAGATTTGGGAGGATTTCCTATCGCTAATGGAATCCAACCCTGACACGGCCGCCTTTGGCCGTGACTGGCGCGCGTTGATCACGACGCCGAACCTTCCGGCGTGGCGACAGGCGCAATCCGCGCTCGGTTTGACCTATCCCGAGTTGGTTCGCATCGGCCTTGCGCCGTTCCTCGATCATCAGGCGACAAACACCACGGAAGCCGCGCAGCTTGGCGAGGCGACCCTCGATCCCGACGCGATCGTTATCGACGCGCAGTAGGTGCCGACATGACCGCCTTTCATGAGCAGTTCGGCGGCCTCTTGCGCGAGGTCGCGGACATCAAAAAGCGCCTCGACAATACGGTGCGGCACGGCACCGTGACCGATGTCGACGCCAAAAAGCAGCGCGTGCGACTGCAGATCGGCGGCACCGACGACGAGCCGCAAAAATCGCCGTGGGTGCCTTACGGGCAGATCGCCGGCGCGTTGAAAGTGCACACGCCGCCGAGCAAGGGGCAGCAAATGACGCTGCTCGCGCCGACCGGCGATTTTCGCCAGTCGGTCGCGATGCCGCTAACGTGGTCG